TAAAGAACCAAAATCATAATGCCTTAATGTCCAAAGTGCTAAAATTACAGTATTGTCACTATATGGTAATCCAGGAATACTATATTCTCCTAAATTATAAATATCGGATTGAACAATACCATCCACATCCGTAATATTTATTGTATAGTCAGTGGCATTACATACAGAAGGACCAAAAATATAAAATCCATAAAGGCTATCATCTGTAGGATATCCAGGTGGTGGTGCTGGTATTACAATAGGAACACCTTCATTATTAAAATACGCTTGTGTAGTAAGATAATAAAATGAATTTATCGGGTTATTTGACATTGGAAATGCTAAGGTTCCAGATAAATCACAAACAGGCTCGCAGCATACACCACAGTCATTTTCAGTACCCACTTGTCTCAGCAATAGAATTTCAGCACTCTGTCCTCTATTTGCCATATCGGGTGTTTTAGGAGTTAACTTATGGAACCGAGCAAGTGTTTGTGCCTTCAAAAGCCGTATGCGGTCGGAAGAACTCATAGACATCTTTCTATCTCATCTGGATATTTAAGGCTTCGCGGTAAGGCTCTTCCATCTCGGGTAGAGGCACTTCACGATAGTCACGTCCGTACAAAGCTTGTGATTTATCATAAATATGGAGTGCATTACAACCTTCAGTAATAAAATTCATGACTGTAGAGGATATCTTTAGAATTGGATGTACACGGCTTGCACGCACCCATTCATCTTTATGCCAAATGAGTGTTGCGGGCGCAACATAGGTTTCACCAACTTTACATATACTTTCAGATTGTTCCTTCACTATTCCTAGAACCTTTCCGCTGTAAAACAGCGTATCTCCAATTTGTACTTCTTTTAGCTGTTTCATCTTTCCATTTGACATGACAATGTAGTCATTTGGATTATAGCCAAGGTCGTATCCATCGACATTTCCACCTGCCTTACGACCATTTACAGCTCTGACTGCAATGTTTTGTACAGCCTTGACTGTTTTATAGTCATCGTGTTCGTCATAGTCGGCAAATACATGTGGCCCAACCTTAAATTTATGACCAGTTACGTTCAAACAGTACAACAGAGGTATAGATGAAGCTGGTAAAGCATTTGGATGATTCGCCGCCTCTATCATTCCGCTTTCTCCTTGAACAAAGTGCTCAGAACTTACAACAATACCGTCAAGGTCAACCATAGGTGTTTTCTCTCCATCAAATACAAATGTGCTGGTTACATATACTTCTTGGCCATCGACATCGACTAGACGATCGCCTATTTTAACGTTTTTAATCGGTTTTACTTTTCCACCTTTTAGAACGATAGGTGTATCAGGTGCGAAGCAAAATTCAAATAAGAACTTGACTAAGTCGTTATCGGCTAAATTAAATCCTGCAGTCATGGCGCTAGTTCCCATAAAGATTACAGCGTACATAGTGCCATATACACGACCCATAAGGTTCATAAGTTTGGCAAAACTCATTTTGATTGAAAATAACACAGCTTGTATCTTATCGCGCACTGAACGTACAAATCCGTTTACGCCACTTAAGAAATTACCGAAGAGTGTTCGAATTCCAGCAGTTACGTTTACCATTTGAGTAATCACAGCAGTAAATCCACCAAGTAGACCATACACAGGCCCAAATATTTCTGCAGCTTTTCCCTTGAAGATTGCATTCAAACAGAAATTAAAATTCTCCATTGTATCGTATCCAAAGTTACTGGCAAACGGCATCGCCATTGGATTACAACGATACCGGGGAAAATTCTTTGCTATTTCACTTAGACTACCCATGGCAAACATAGTCACGAGAATTCCAATAAATACTATTGTGATAATAACGAATTTTATCACAGTTGTAGTGTATCCGGCAGCCCAATCTGATTGTGTTGTGCTGTCCATAGACCCCTTGTTTTACCTGGCGATTATTACTGGGTGTTTTTACGCTTCTTGTATGTTCTATTTTTACGAGAACGTTGCTTTCTGCTACGACGACGGCGCTTTCCACCTTCTTGCTCTTTCGCTTCCTCGGCTGGCTTCTCCTCTTCGGCTGGCTTCTCCTCTTCAGCTGGCTTCTCTTCCTCGGCGGGCTTCTCCTCCTCTGCGGGTTTTTCCTCCTCAGCAGGCTTCTCCTCCTCTGCAGGCTTCTCCTCCTCTGCAGGCTTCTCCTCCTCTGCGGGCTTTTCCTCCTCTGCAGTCTTCTCATCTTCACCTTCTGGTTCATCTTTGTTAGCATTATTGGCATTTTTATTCGCATTTGCAGCGTTATTACCCTTGTTCGCATTTGCAGCGTTATTACCCTTATTCGCATTTGCAGCGTTATTGCCCTTATTCGCATTTGCAGCGTTATTGCCCTTATTCGCATTTGCAGCGTTATTGCCCTTGTTCGCATTTGATGCATTGTTACCCTTATTGGCCTTATTCGCATTTGTGGCAGTAGCTTCGTCTTTGGCCTCGTCTTCCCAGTTACTAACGGAAAAGAAGTTTCCCATCCTCTACTATTAATTTATATCTAATTTCCTTTCTTAACGCCATACTTTGCACGAATATAGTCCATATCTTCCTTAAAAAGCTTGCTAACTCCTGGTGCAGTACGTTTCGTATACACCGCGACAGCGTTTAACTTACGCCAGGTGCTCAAACTGCCAAACTCCTTAACCGCGCTATCCAGAGCCTTATGACGATCACCCACACTCATGCCAGTCACCTTCACGTATCCATGCTTAGCGAGTTCGCCCTTTCGTAAAGGTCCTATACCGGGACCCTCGCGATATCCCTTACCAGGAGCACCTACGTCGCGTATACACTGTTCTCTCACTAAACTGTGATTTCCATTTCTAGTATAGCGAACAAATGCAGATCGCTTAATAAATCCTGTAGGGCAATTACGTAGTGTACGGTTTTTATAGCCTCTAAGGTTGTGTTTGCGCGTAAACGCCATTTAAATTCATCTTATAATTTATTTGCGAGCCCTACGTGTCTTCCGTGCACCACCAGCAGTCCCACTAGGTACCAATGCTGTGCCGCAGGCCTGAAACGCAATAAATGTACTATTTTCATCTGTAGCGAATGTGTTGGTATCATACCGTATATCGCAAATTCCTGCCAGGTTCGGATACTTTCCCTTTGCTGCGCTAAGTAACCCCGCATTGACGCCACGGAGCGCATCGTCCATTTTCTTAGTAAGAAGTTCTGACTTATTGCCAAAAATTCCCATAATATCGGCACCAAATGTCCGTAATCCACTTATAGCTTCTACATGAGTAGCCATAACAGCACCAACTGACTTAAATTTACTACGGTCATATTCATTATTTGTTAGAAGCAAAAGACCTTCGCTCATATTCTAATTATTCGGGATAAAAACGCCAAGGATTACCTTCATCCAATTCAAGGATGTGGGCGTTTATTGCCGTAACGGTTGGGCTTTTTTTTGGCCTAGTCTTCATGCAGGCTTCAGTAAATAGAGCTGAGGTTATGGCGAACTGGTCAAAGTACAAGTCAGATCCACTCTATATGTTTGCTGCTCCTATATTCAAGCCTGATGATGATCCTCGATCCCGGCTACAATTTGCTACAGATAACTTTCATGATGTGATTTCTGAAAAGCTAACTACCATTTTTGCGGTTCTATTACAACCGCTCTTTCAAGTCTTCAAGATTTTGACCGACGCTCTAACACAGACTTTATCAAGTCTATTCAACATCAAGTCTCTGCTTGATAATATGTGGAAGAAGTGGAATTCAATGGTAGACATCTTTCAACGTCGTTTTAACGGTGTATTTCATAGCTTTCGCGTTACATTTACAAAAATATTTAATGCAATGGAAAAGTCATATGGTGTTGCTACAGCAAGTCTATTTGCTGGTATAAGTGCTATTAATTCGATGACGAGTTTCTTGGATCTAGTGATAAAAATCATTATTACTATCCTTGTTATTCTTGTCGTTATGGTTATTTTACTGTTTTTTGTTTTAGCGCCTTTTATTCCACTTATTATGACTACAATTGGTATCATAGCGGCAACGGCTATGGGAGGCGCCGTTGGAGGTATGGCAGAATCGTTCTGTTTTACAGCTAATTCACGTGTTGTAACTGCTGAGGGTCATGTTCGTATCGATAAAATAAAAGTTGGTCAGCATCTAAGTCCAACAAACAAGGTTATGGGAGTACTCACATTCATAACTGATAAATATGACTTGTATTATTTGGACGGAATAGCTGTTTCAGGAACTCATATTGTCTATCACGAAGGCATTCCCATTCATGTAAAGTTCCATCCTAAGGCAACAGAACTGCCAAAATTTAGAGAAAAGTTATATTGTTTGATTACATCTGAACATACAATACCTATTTTAGGATTGGAATCTGTGCATACATTTTCTGATTGGGAGGAACTAGACACAGTGGTTGAACAAAGATCTTGGTATTCTCAAATCTATGAAACACTAAATAACGTAAAACCCGAACAAGTACCAAACGATGATATTCTCCAATCTGAAGCAGCAGTAGCCGCTGGGACATTTGTCTCTACTCACGTGGGCCCATCCTGTATAGAAAGTTTACGTCCCGGTGATATGATTTATTCGGCGGATGGGGTGTCAACAAAGGTAATAGGTGTTGTTCAACTGGACCCATCTAGTGTAAAAGCTGTAACAGCCTATGGTAATACGTATATTTCATCAGGATCTTGGGTAGAAAAAGCAGGAGTTTGGGACCATCCGGCGCCAACGATTACATCAATCAATACATCCTGGTTTACGCTTTTTACCGATTCAGGAACATACAGAGTTGAAACGAATAAAGGTGTAGTTAAATTACGTGATTTTTCAGATATTGGAAAGGATAAGATTGACACGACCTATGACATGGTCCTTGAAACAATGAAAGACCGTGCGTTTTTTCAAAACGATGTTTAGAAATGAGCCCTCGGATCACATTTGTTTTGGTGATGCTCGCCTTGTTGCTGTTAGCCAACTTTTTAATGCTCTCTGGATTTACAAACTATCCTTCAGCGGAGGGATTTGCGGACTACCTCGGATCGGCACCGATCGGCAGTGGTTACGAGGCCATCGGTTCCTATGATAATGTCGTAAAGGTCCCTGAACATGGCCTCAGCCAGTGGCGTGGCCCTGCTCCTAATGAGCCAACACTAGGCCCCGAGATCACACCTGGGCCCGACAATCTGTTCCTTTTTAAGAATAACCAGTGCAAGCCTGAGTGCTGCCCTGGTAGCTACAGTTGCGGCAGCGGCTGTGTATGCACAACCTCCAAGCAGCGTGACTTTATCGCAAGCCGTGGTGGTAACCGCACTGCGCCAACAGATTTGTAAGCCCTTTATAATAGTAAATGGCACTCTTCCCTCGCTATACGAGGGAAGAATTTCTATTTTCTTTGCTTTCAGCATAGAAAATGGCCGACGCATCTCAAAGTACTAAAATTAAAGCATCTATCGCATTGTACTCACAATACGTTAGAACTCAAGAAATGCAGGTTATACAACCGATTAGCCCAGAACAGATAACAACATTACAATCGTTGAATTTTATCTGCTCTCCACCGACATCGTTAAGCACATGCACAACACAGGCTGTGATAAATACACAAAACTAGTTTCAAACGAGAAAGCTATTGCTTGTTTGAAATATTAAAAATTTATTGATACTTTATTGCTGTATAGTTGGGTGGGACCGGCGCAGCAAATGCAGTATTCAAGTCATATCCAGATGGATGAGGCGCTTCCAAGAGACCGCCTGTCTCTGGCATCAGGCTCTGCTTCGCAGTTCTTTGGGCAACTTCATTAAGCTCAGGAATTGCGTTGTTAGCAGGAAATGAAGGCGCAGGAATACCTGATACAGCCTCGTCCACTTCCTGACGACCATAATTTGTGAAGTGTTCCTCTTCATCTTCACGGTTTGCGAAGTGGTCTTCCTCGTCAGGGTTCGCAAAGTGTTCCTCTTCATCTTCACGAGGGTTCGCAAAGTGTTCCTCTTCATCTTCACGGTTTGCGAAGTGGTCCTCTTCATCAGGATTTGCAAAGTACTCCTTGCCATCGAGTGTAACTGTCGTTACACGGCCCATCATGCCTTCGCCGTGGCAGACACGGTAATGGATATGGGGCTGAAGCTCGCCCTTAAATGGCACTAAGTATCCCTGTGGTTTACGAACCTTGAGCGAAGCATAACCATCACCATCTGCTATGGCTACACCAGCATTACGGTAGGAGAGATATGCATGACGCCAATCCTGTATTTTCTTTAAGTCTTTGTTGGCAGGCTCGGCAGCCCAATACATAACCTTCATACCGGGTTCAACAAACACACGAACCTCTGTATCTGCTCCTTCGGGAGCCATTTCCTTCAAAATACTGCATGGCATCAACGTTCCACCCAAAAATGGCAGATATGTATCACGGTAAAACGCGATACAAAGCGCTGCTACACCGACGAACAGGAAGATAGCGTTTGTTAACGCGCCCTTGCCGAGAGCATAGGATACAAAGTCCTTTCCAGTAAACGCTACGTAGCCCCAGTTCAAGCCTCCAATGACTAAGAGGAGCATAGCGAAAGCATAAAGCTTGTGTTGCATGTATTTGCTTATCATTCTACTTATTGGACATATAAATCATATACAGGTCCCTCAGGAGTAAATGCCTTTTCTTGAACCTTGTATTTGTTGAAAATTGGAAGATCGATTTGCTTCTTTGGCACTGCCTTATGCACAGACGATGCGAGAGCGCGGTAAAGATCAAAATCGGGATACCGTTCGTCTCCATCGGGTTTCCGCAAAACGTTTTTACCTTCGTCATCGATTAACCAGGACCAGATAAGATTGTACACTTCGGATACAGTTGCTAAATAGATTTTATTACCTTCTTTGTTCATTACACGAGCAGGTTTAACTGTTTCGGGAGTATCATGATAAAGAGCTTCTAACAGACTTACTGCTAGACGTGAGAGGTCAAAGGATGTATTAGGCTCTACACGTTTCTCATCTTTGTCAAAGAAAGGATCACAATTATACTGTGTTCCAGCATCGTTTCCAGGAAAAAATGCGTCGCTTATTACAAACCCAACTGGATCAGGCAATGTATAGGTTGCGCGTCCAAAGTCGATAATTTTCATAATTCGACCATAGGTTGGCACTTTCATAATCTTTTCCTCATTATTCTTAATTACACGGTAATACAAATGTGTAATACCCGTACCAGTCCACAAAATATTGTTAGTATGTAAGTCATTGTGTACAAATCCATAATAGTGTTGTGCGCATGTTAACGCAGCAATCACCTGAAAGAGCCAGGCAGTCCATCGCTCTTCCTTTGTGCTTGATAATGCATCATCGTCAGGATCTTCGTCATCTAATAACTCATCCATAGTGCCTTCTGCACGTTCCAAAAGAGTAACTTGTACTGGGAAATTGTTAAATTCTACATACTGTTCAAGTTCACTTGTGCTTGAATACTCATCGGATGTTTCAGAATCTTGTCTCATTCGTTGAATACGAAGAGATGGTTTTGTAAGCTGAACTGGTGCTTCATCGCTTTTTACCGGGTCGATTTCGGACATTTCTTCTTTTTTATCCTCCTCTGCATCACTTTCGTCAACAGCAATAAAATCACCTTCTTCTATTTCACTAATTCCCTCCGTTAAAAATTTACTATCCGATTCGGATTCATCCTTTACTAATTTGAATAGTCCTGCTCTTTGATTACGTTTCCACCACGGTGCGTTTCGTAAACTTTCATACTCGTCTGTGATATTGTATAGATAACGGTCTACACGAGCGGTAAATGTACCTAAACATCCACACCAATGGGGTGAAATACCACTCTGAACGAGTTTGGATGCACAGAGAGCAAAAAGGGCATCTACGTAGGCTTCATTTAGTGGTTCATTTATCTTGCCTAGAGCGGCTTTCCAAAGTTCTGAAGGAGCAGGAAGAGCTCCACTGCTAGGCCACACGTACTCGCCTTCCATAGCATTACCAGCATCCAATAAATGAACACGCTTGATAAAGACTGGCACGGTTTTGTCCGCTATCGTAACAGAACCCTGAAATCGTGACATAGGATCAACCTCTAGGCTCTGCCATAAGTCGCCAGAAATACCAGTCCAGCATTTCTTATATAAGCTCGGTGAACCTGCAAATTCAGGCATGACTTTCTCTAAAAGAGACCAAAAAGGCTGACATTCTGTAAATTCAGGTAATGAATCTACTATAACCTTTGGTATGCCTCCCATTGTTGGTGCAACAGTAAGACATTCAGGTAAAGCTTTGACTGCCGGAGAGGCAATGTGTGGGTTTGGCATATCTTTTTTTGCTCCTTGTGTGTGTCCTCCTCGGCCTGGACGCCCTCCTCTTCCTTTTCCTCGTTGTGGCATTTCTAAATCATTATTGCGTCCTTTAATTGTTAACAATTCCGCATACTCATGTATCAATCATGAGTGTCCCGCCTGCGGGCTCAAATCTTAGTAGTATTTTACCAGGTATGGGAGGTGCGCCGGCAGCTGCACCAAGACCGACCGTAAATCTGCGGCTCAGTAAATTTAACATGAATATGGTGCCCGATGATGCTGTAGTTCTTTTCATAGGCCGTCGTGGAACAGGTAAATCCTGGCTTATAAAGGATATCATGTGGCATAAACAACGAATTCCTATAGGTACAGTTATATCAGGAACTGAAGGTGCAAATGCTTTCTATTCCACAATTGTTCCTAGTCTTTTTATTCACGAAGAATTCAATTCGTCGATTGTAGGAAACGTGCTGAAGCGTCAGGACGCTCTAACAAAGCAGATACGTAAGGAGGAACAAGCAGGACGTAAGTCGGCTTTGGACCGTCGGGCTTTCATCGTTATGGACGATTGTATGTATGATAATAAGTGGGTGACAGACCGTGGAATTAGGTCTCTTTTCATGAACGGTCGTCATTACGGTCTATTGTATATCTTAGCGCTTCAGTACGTTTTGGGTATTCCACCTGTTCTTCGTGGACAGGTTGATTATGTCTTCATTTTGCGAGAGAACCAGGTGTCCTCTAGACGTCGTATTTACGAGCAGTTTGCAGGCATCTTTCCGACGTTTGAGCTCTTCTGTCAGATTATGGACCAGTGTACAGAAAACTACGAATGCCTAGTTATCCATAACGGTTCAAAGACAAATAAGCTTGAGGATTGCGTTTTCTGGTACAAGGCTGAGAGACATCCTGATTTCAAGATTGGATCTAGAGACTTATGGATAAAGTCTGCGGAATACGAACGACAGAAGGAGATCGCCGAATCACAAGGCAATCAAGGGAATAATTTAACGACTGCAGGAACGACGAATAAAGGCCCGATAGTTATGGTAAATAAATATTAAACTAATGTAGGATGCCTAGTAAAACGCTTAAAAATTTTCGTAATTCATTTCTTGAAAAAAGCAGTAAACGCCTTGTAAATTCATTCGGTCGTGCTTTGAACCAGAACGGTAAACCTTTGAATTCAAAACTTATGTTTACTAATAAAGTAAATAGGCGAGGAAAATCCATACGTAATTTATTAGGCACCAATTTGACAACAAAAGCTGGTATCTTTTCAACAAAGAAAGTTGGTAAACTACATCTGCCGTATACGAACGCACCCGCCATCCAAGCTGAAGCCTTAACACAAGAAAATAAGAACGCTGTTAGATACCGTAAAATAACAAATTCTTGGACACCACAAATACGCAATAATCCACGTCTTAATGAAACAAATTCTAAAGTTTTAGCGAATGTGTACGCAGCATCGGCTCCAAACTACAATTTTGACACTATGGTCGATGCAGTTTGGGCGAGAGATAATATTGACGATGCACACAAGATGGCCATTAGAGACCGCCTTTATGCATTGTATGATGAAGAAAACGACGAGAGTGAAAACGAAAACGATGCTGAACTACGTGCTTGGGCTGCTGCATCTGAAGCAGGTCGCCAAAGAATTGTTCAAGCTGCAGTACAACGTACTCAAGAAGAACCTTTGCTGGCCAGCCTCGATACAATAAGAAAAAAGTCACAGCCTAAACCTTCTTTGCCTGCATACTTTGCTGCGCAGGCTAAAGGTGTAAATGGTATATAAACCTAAAATGTCTACAAGACCAACATGGGACGAGTATTTCAAGGAAATCGTCCAAGTTACGGCAAAACGTAGTCCATGTGAGCGTTTACAAGTAGGATGTATACTTGTAAACGATAATCGTATAATTAGTCAAGGATATAACGGATATCTTCCAGGCTGCGGCCATAGAAGCATTGTTCGTGATGGACATGAACAGGCGACTGTTCATGCAGAGCAAAATGCGATAGCTGATTGCGCCAAACGTGGTGTGAGTTGCGCTAATGCCACGGCCTATGTCACCCACTATCCGTGTATTATCTGTACACGAATACTGTTAGCCGCTGGTATTAAAAAGATAAAGTATATAACGAACTACAAGAACGATGAACTAGTACAACTATTTTGTAAGGAACTACAGGTTGAACTAGAACAGATAGTCTGTCAATCAGGATGATTCGCTAACCACTCAAGCCATCGGCCTGCCATCCATTCATCCCAATCGCTCGTGATGAGAGAATCATCATATATATGAATACAATCGGCAAATAATTGCTTTACAAAGAAAAAGGATATTTGGCATTGAATACCACATTCTTGTATGTGTTGATACCAAGTCTCATTTAGTTCATTTATTTTTGCATGTTTCATATTCCTTAAAATGACACCAGTTGCACAATGATTTTTAGTAATTTCACTTAATCCTTTAGCAATCTGTTCATTTATATATTTCGTATAATTATCACTTTGTAATCTATATCTTTCCTGTTTAATAGCTTCAGCATATTCATCCCATACATTGTTAGAAAAGATATACCAATGCTGTCTCAGCATTATAGCATAGTCCTGTTCTATAAAATATTTATTGATATACTCTTCGATTAAAGGTATATTTGCTTGACCTAATTTGTTGTCTAAATAGCATACATAATCATAATCTTGTAGTTCCTTAAATTTATGTGGACACGACTTTATGTATTTTCCAATCATATTACTTTCATAGACGTCGTCGTTTATGGACCTATCATCCAAAACACCTATCCATTTGGTTTCCTGTAATTTTTCTAGCATTTTTATGTTGTTTGTGAAGTAATAACAGTTGTATTTTTCTGAAGGAAGTTCGGGTATTCTGAATGCTTTATTATCAGCGGATCCATAAAAATAAGCATAAAAAGCTAACTTCATTAGCATGTAAAATTATTATTTACTTAAAAAAATACCTTGAATGCGTTTATAAGAAGGATACAAAATCGTTTTGAGTAATTAAATGAAGATCACTTATGGTGTAGGTACTAATACTTTTGATGTTACTAATATATGCTTAACTAAACTAATAAAGAACAACGTTATTACAATCCCCTCCGGTGATGATACTAGAGCAGGTGTTTTTGGCGATCCTTTATGGGGAACTGTAAAAAAGGTCTTTATTGAAAAAGATGGTATTGTAACAGAATATGATCATACTTATGTAATAAAAATTAAAGATAATTTGATAAATGCTTTAAATAGATCTCAAATAGAATCTAAGCTTAATACTATGCATTCTAACTTGCGGTTAAACTATGGTAGTTTTGAAGAAGAAGGTCCTGAACAAAGAATGGTTCTGCGATATTTTACAGGTAAAGAGAAGGTTTTAGAAATTGGGGGTAATATAGGAAGAAATTCATTGATTATTGGTTCTATTTTGAAAGAGCACAATAATACAAATTTTGTAGTGATGGAAAGTGATGGAAACAGTTCTACTAAATTAAGTGAAAATAGAGATCTTAATAAACTTACATTTTTTGTTGAAAACTCAGCCTTATCGAAGAGAAAATTAATACAAAAAGGTTGGAATACAGTCGTTTCGGACACAGTATTAGATGGTTATTACTCAATAAATACAATTAAATTTGATGAACTTATTTCAAAATACAATATTCAGTTCGATACATTAGTCTTAGATTGTGAAGGTGCATTTTATTTTATTTTGATGGATATGCCTGAAATTTTGAACAATATGAACATGATTATTATGGAGAATGATTACTGGGATATATCAAAGAAACAATATATTGACGAGGTGCTAGTAAAAAACAATTTTTACAGAGATTACGTTGAGAGTGGTGGATGGGGTCCTTGTTATTCTAACTTCTTTGAAGTATGGCTAAGAGCCGATACCAGTACTTCCAAATCCGCCAGCACCGCGTAAAGTTGCGCCGCCAGGAATTTCTGAAACAATTCGCACTTCGTCCCAAGGTAGCAAATCAGGCGAGGCCAGCTGGAAGATACGCTGACCCAAGGTAATCTTACAATTACCAATGACTATATTGTCGACTGGAGCCATGATCTTACCACGGTATCCAGCATCAATTAAACCCACAGAATTACTCATTCGTAGAAATAGTTTTGAAATACTGCTACGAGGAAGAAGCCAATAGGCACGAAAGAGGCCACGTGCCGTGTCGTAGAACGCAGCTATGCAGTTCTGGTCCAGTTTTTCAGCAGCCGCCTGAGGAAGAACATTAAACTCATTGCAGAAGAGGTCAAATCCTGCATCTCGGTCTGCATAGGCTTTTGCATTGTAGGCATTAGCGGCCGCACTGTAGAAACTATGGAATGCCTCATCTGGAAGAATGTAAAGAATGTAACCCATTTTTTTTTAAATGTCGTTTCTTATAAAAAAGTTCCAATCAATTTTGTAAGAAACAGTAGAGATGCTAGATACTACGTTGCGGCCTATTTGTTTTGGATTACCCAAAGAGGTCACACCTGAGGTTGCGAAGGCGATAGGCCCGGCCACTTTTAAGAAGTATGAACATGCGTTATACGTTTGCGCACAGTTAAGTCGTATTGTATACTGCGATAGCGGTATTATGTGGCATGTTATACGTGATGCATTCGGCTTGAATAACGACGAAGTTAATAATACAATCACAAAATACGATAAACAGTTTGCAGATAAACGAAGAATAACTGTTACATCTCAGCCTGGTGAACCTGGCAATACAGGCCGTCCTTCTGAATCATATAGTCTAGTTGCCAGCGATGGGTCCAATCCTTACGGTATCTATATCAGCAGCCCTAGTGATTGCACCGTAGTTTTAGTGAAGGGTAGTGCTCTAAAACCTAATGATAACTCGATATTCCAATCAACTGATGTTTTCGTATCTTTCAAGGGAAGCAGCACTATGAAAAACTTTAAGCACGATTTAATGAGCCAGTTTTCTGCAGGCGAACTTCGCTCTGTAGCTAGCGCAGTCATGACAAATGATGTAGGTAATGTTCCTTTGGCATTTGTGAAGCCTATCATGAAGGTATGGACAGCGCTCATGAAGGGGCTAGAGACACTCACAACTGATGGATGCCGCTTAGTGCTAACAGGCCATAGCTTGGGCGGTGCATTCACCTCTCTCTTTGCGTTTATCCTTGCGGAAGCAAAGGTTCAAAATACAATTCCAGTTCTATCAAAGGTAAAGTCTATCCATGTCGTAAGTTTTGGTGCACCAACTATCCTGTCAGACCGTGCGCGCAATGAATTCAATAAGCACTTGGACTCTGGGTTCCTAACGTTAGACCGTGTAGTCAGCCAGGCGGTTGCTGCTCGTTCCTCAGCCACTCAGGTATTAGTAGGTGGTATCATGGGACCGAATGATGTTATACCAAATGTTCCAGTAGGGTTCGCGCATCCTGGATTTCGCCCTCTGGCTACAGAGTTTCGTCCAGAGGCCAATGGTCGTCCGTATCAGATGATGAATGTTCGTGGTTATTATGGCGCCGCGTCCAAGACGAATGGTCGTGAGCCAACTACATGGCCCTTTCCAAACTTAACAGAGCCGGCGGCTCAAACACCGATTGATACTGCAGAACTTGCAGAGGTGAAAGTCCAGACCGACCAGGAAGGTGGCTCCATGGCCGACTTTGGCAAGTACAAGGCCGAATATGCCACACAAACTAAGACCCATTTACCGAATTTTGTGAGTGTTCAAGGAAGCAAATATGCGGTTGGATTTGCCCATGCAGAGTATTTGGGCATGTTCTTCTTAGGTGGGTTCCGTCTTCCAGGCATGAAGAACCCTGCGTCGACATCTCTTGCGTATTTCCTTCTGAATGACGCAGGAGTTAAAATCACATATTTACCTACACAGGACCGCGCGGTACCTGGACAGGAAGGTGGTCGTCGTAAGAGCCGCAAAGCTAAGAACCGCAAGAACCGCAAAACACGCCGTAACTAAAACCGTTTCAAGCAGTGACTATTGTGACCGCCTGGGCAGTAGTCTTCTTGTCTGAAACCTTCTTCTAACCTACAACAAGCACCGTGTTTTGTACGTCCACCAGCCACCTTCTGGCCCGTGGACGGATCAATATAAATTCCGCAAAACTTTTTACCACATTCCCAACACCAGGAGCGTCCGCAGCCTGCGCCCACCCAGAACTTTCCATCCGTACCTAACCCGCACGCAAAAATATAATTACATGCATAATCTTTTAGGCACCAACGTTCACACCAGGGACAGGCCTTCGCTACATCCATTTATTCGTACGTATATTTTTTTATCATTAATATTTAGAAATGTGGGGAAGCATGCAACCAAGAGTAAATATGCCGCCTCGTGTAGCACCCGCACCCGCACCCGCACCCGCACCCGCCCACGTGCCCGCTCCTGCTGCCCTAAATAATAATAATGATGAACTTTATGGCATGGAACAAAGAGGAGTTTATGAGGCCGCTCAAAGAATTCTTCCAGTTTTAGAGAGAGGAGCATCGGCCATAGGACAAGGTGCTATGTCTTTGGGTAGCTATGTAGGTCCGAAACTAGCACAAGGTGCTATGGCAGTAGGTAGATATGGCAGCCAGGTTGCGCTTCCGGCCATAGGTACAACTGCTCTTTCCTCGGCTCGTTTTGTTCGTAATAGAGCACTCTATCCTGTAGGAAAAGCCGCTTGGAATTTTACAAGATCATGCGTTGGTTCTGCATGTTCAAGAGTTGGAAGTGTTGCTGCGCGCGGCGCGCAAACAGCTGTTAATGCAACTAATAAGGGTGCGCGTAAAGTAGCACGAGCAGCTGCTAATGTTGTGGCAAAAGGCGCGAAAGCTGTAGGAAATGCTGCTACCCGAAAAATAGCACGTTTAGGGTGGGCTGCAACATTTGATAATGGGTTAGCAATATCATCAAAGGATAAATTAATAGTTCAGGGAATTATAGACCGTTATGACCCTAAAGTTATCAGCAAGTATTTAACAGACCTAGCTGAAAATCTAGGTGAGCGTTTGGAAGCTTATATCGTTGATCACAATTCAGAAGTTGATTTGAAGTTATACAAGAAATTAGCTGCTGGCGAATTCAGTGCCGATGTTAAAGCTCTTTATATGATACATAATACGTTTATGGGACAGCGCTTTGCTGAGATAGAGGCGCCTTCTACCGCCACAGCTACCCACATCTTAATGCAGGTAAACTTAGTTCCTGATGATCTTTCATTTGATAGTGTAGATGAGCATGATCTAGCAGGATTACTTGCTGAGTATGAAGGAGCGAATGAATATGCTCCAGAGGAAAATCCTGCTGCAGCAGTGCCGAAACCAAAGAAGGGCGCCAAAGGTAAGGATGCCAAAGGTAAGGGAGGTTCTCGCCGCCGTAAGACTCGTAAGTATCAGCGTCGTTAAGGATAAATTTATTTTAGTTAAAAATAATCAATATTTTAAACTAAAAATCGTAGATAAATATTTACGAATGCGAGATTTTGTTGGCCTCTTCCTTCTTACGCTTTATAAATACATCCTCTAGATTACCAAACATGTCGGCCGGTGGCGCCTCTGTCGTCGGACCAGAACCACTCACAGCATTTGCACCAGTTACGGCGCTACGTGCTGCACCCACACGCTCTGTCTTTGTCTTTGAGTAGAACTCATCACGCTCTGTCTCGTTCTCCTTGTACTTCTTCATGAGAGTGTTGAGCTGGTCGTCGGCATACTCCTGATTTGCGATATCCATAGGGTCAGGATCCCAGGGTAGCCAGAAACCCATCTGGCCAACGTAGACATTGAAAGACGGGTCGAGCTTCTGGAGTGTCTTTGCACGAGCGAGAGCCTCATTGTAGGAGGCATACACACCACGAACCTTCAGACCCTGCACCGTTGTGCGGAAAGAATTCTCAGCGAAGAAGTCGTCTTCCATCTTCTTCTTGTTCTTAAAGACGTATGTCTCATACGCATCGATGAGGGTCGCTTCCTTAAAATCCTTCATCTCAGCCTTGACGTGCTCCTCAAGGTCGGCAACCGTGCCCGCAGTCAACGACCCACGCGTCGTCTTGACTGTTGCTAGGGCACCGCTGATATCCTCGACGCTCAGAGTGTCCTTCTTCAGCATCATGTTCTCTAGAACATCCTGTACGCTGCTGGCGGCTGTCTGCAGCTTATTCGCTTGCTTCATTACAAACGACTCCGTTGCCTTGATCTTGTACTGAATTTCATAGTCATTCAGGAACTTCCGAAAGTAATACAGGTCCTTATTCTTCAGGACCTTGTTGGGGCTGATAAAACTCAAGCAAACAAACTGCTGCCCCGGAATTTCCCGATCTGCTTCAAGATAGACTTCCTTGTTTTCTTCGATTGATGCCATTATCTCATTCCACACGGGATGTTTTTAAGCCTCATTTACCGCACAAATAAATTGTCAACCCGGAGTATAAGACAATATGGACGGTTTCTCTGCAACTGAGCTCCTGACACGCGCCATCAAGTACTTCTTGGAGGGCCTCGCCGTTGCGGTTGCGATGGTCATCATCCCCCGCAAGGTCCCGAATGTTGAGGAAATCGTCGTCGTCGCGACAGTCGCCGCGGTCGTCTTCGCGATCCTCGACCTCCTCTCGCCGTCCATCGGCCTCACATCCCGCCAGGGCGCTGGCCTCGCGCTCGGCTCGCAGCTCGCGGGTGGCTTCAAGACAATGTAAGCCTTGTAAATTACAACTTTTCAGCACATAGCCATATAAAATATAGCTATGTGAACCTAAAGATGTATTAGAAAAACTATACAAATGGGAAGCTATTTAGACCCAATCTTTGTTAACAATATTAATAAAGAAAACGTCAAGCTCGTTTTTGAATTAGGATCTCGCGATTTGAAAGATGCCGTTCAACTAGTCAATCACTTTAAATGTCCTGTTTATGCGTTTGAATGCAATCCTGATTGTTTACAAGAATGTGAGAAGACACTGTCTGCGCTGGACCCATCTACAAAAGAAAAACTATGTTTTGAGAGGACAGCCGTTTCTGTATCTGACGGACCAGTAACCTTTTATCCTTTTGATTTGTTAAAATACAATAATATGGGTAGCTCATCTATGCTTAAAATAGACTTTTCTAAGCGTAATCCTACAGATCCAGACTACAATAGGCCAAATCCACAAAAAGAAATAATAGTACCTGGTATGCGCCTTGATACCTACTTAGCCCAAAAAAGCATAACGATTGATTTACTATGTATGGATTTACAGGGATATGAATTAAATGCGTTAAAAAGTTTAGGCACGCGTTTACACGATGTCAAGTACATTATCACAGAGTGTTCTATCGAAAATACATATGCAGGTGGTGCATCCTTTAAGGAACTCGTATCCTATCTAGCACAATTTAATTTTCAGTATAAATGCTCAAATACATTTAAAAATTCATATCCAAATTTAAGCATGAAAGGGTTTTCGGAATTTGACGCACTGTTCATAAACAAATCCTGTATCTAAAGATGTTACGACCAATAATTACAAGATGGACGTTATTACTTTGTCTTTAACTAAGTTGCCTAATCTACATCCTATGGCAGTTAACCCAGTCTGTATTTATTTGTTAGAGACAAAACAAAATCCAGAATTTTCGGTTGTTATGCCTATTCATAATCAAGAAACTATTATTACAAGTAATCTAAATTCGGTTCTAAAGCACATGGACGGAACATTTGAACTTATTTTAGTTGTCGACGCTTGTTCCGATCATACGTTAGAACGTATTCTTGATTGGGTAGAACAACCTAAGCCTCAAACTCTTACTAGACTAGTAGTTATTTTATCTGTCACACCCTTATTTGAAACTGCAGCCGATAATATTGGATTTCGCTTAGCTAAAGCTCCTTATATTTTGGAAATACAGGCCGATATGCAGATGACGGAAAAAGGCTTTAATCGTGTCCTAGAACGTCCTTTCAAACGATACGACAATGTTATCGGTGTAAGTGGTCGCTGTGCACATACCTTTAAGATAGGAGGGGTCGCTGTAGGAAAGCTTGACGAGACAATCGAGAAACCTTATAACCCTAGTTTAAGCCAAAATAACTTTTATGTATTAGGAACCTGCAATCGTGGCCCGCTTCTTTTACGTAAAGAAATGGTCAAATCTCTTGGATATCTTGATGAGGTAAATTATTTCTTAGATAATTCTGAACACGATCTCTTTGCTAGAGCGTATACACAGAAAGGCTGGGTTTGCGGATATGTTCCGATTGAATTCCTTAGCCCTCTTGTCCACGGTAGTACTAGAAAACCTAGAGATGCTCTTAACCAATTATTTTATACTGATTATAAAGCATTAAAAAAGGGAGGGTTTTATGAAGAATATTCTAAAAGTTCACAACCTATTCAACCAATGATACTTCCGTGTTAACCTTCTTCTATATAGGAGAGGGTATCACTGTCATAGCCATCTTCGTCTTCCTCAACAACACGTTCAATAGCCTGAACCCCACGCTTCTTCCAAGCCCTTGTAACTGCAGCCTTTAGCTTACTATCCATGGCTACGCTTCCTTCGTCGCCTGTAAAGACGGTCTCAGTCAATGTGTCCATCATGATATCACGGGTGAGACCCAATCCTATAAGTGTATCGCAGACTGCTTCGGCGTCTTTCAATCCAAACAGCAAAGCACGATAGGTGTTTACCGAATCGTACATCCCAACTCTAGATCCGCCTACTAACCCTGCAAGTTCAGAATACATCCGCATATGCTTCGTACGCTTACTCATCTTTCCTAACACTGATGGAAAGAGGTTAAACGGCGCGGGTCCTCGTGTAGCTGTTGCTGCAAACGAAACCGTCGTCATAGCATTAGGCAAAAGACTCCACTCGTTCCTAGAATGGATACGTCGATCCATGATATCGTAGCTCGTAATCAAATCAGCAGCAGATGCACACCGTTGAAGTTTTTCCATATCAGATCCGCGTCCCTTGGCCGCAGCTCCGACATATCCCTCAGCTACCATCAGTGGTACCATCGAATAATCGACCCAACAGTACTCACTCCTCGTAATCGCATTGCCTTCAAAGCTGAACAGACGACCAGTCGCTGAGAATACGTCGGTCCGCAAAAGCTCATCCTTGGTCGCCATCCCAACCTTAGAACTTAGATGAAATTGTAGGAAGTTCAGAATTTGCCGAATGTCATTACCATTTCGCTCACAGAGTTCCTCCAAATCGGCTACTGTTATCTTCAGACCCTCTTTTGAAACCACAGTCTTCATTAGCTCCCTGGCAATCACGCTACGTACAGGACGGAAGAACTTGATTTCCTTACAGGCTGCTACCAAAGGCCGAAGTCGCGGTGTGCCACGTTCGTTTGCAATACAAATGATTGGAAACGCACAGGTCTTACAAATAGCAGCTAAAGCGCCGATGCCACCACGATCTCCACGGCTCATACCGTCGACCTCGTCCATAATGACCACTCGTTTCTTTCCAATATGACTGGCTTCACTCGCTTCCTTAAATACTTCCTTGATAGCTGTAGCTGACCGTTCAGTACTTGCATTCAGTTCTACTATGTCAAACTTACAAAGTTTAGCAACAAGATGTGCTGCTGTTGTTTTACCTATACCTGGAGGACCTGTAATGAGGACAGCACGGTCCTTCTCTATCGTCCATCCATTTAACCAATCGTATAGAGCCTGAATATTGTCTGTATTTCCAATAATTTCCTTCGCCTTCTTGGGTGCATATTTATCAGCCCATAACTCTGATGCTGCATCTTTCAGCGCGTGAAACGAAATAATTTGGATCCCTAGCTCATTCGCTTTCAGTACTTTCCATCTCTGCTCACAGCTGTCGCCCACAATCAAGGCATCAATTGTAGGAGACCAAGTAATCATTTTAGTCTTAGGCAGCCGTTTGGAAACTTCATCCTTGTCTAGACCACTTAGGGCCACTGTCTTACCAGAAAGAAAAGAAGAGTTCATTTTAATGAACACTGCTTTAAAAACAGCCAATGCTACGTATTCAATTTTTTATTACTTTTCGCTTTTTTATTTGGCTTCGCCAAATAGATAAGACGAAAAGGAAACGACTTTACGATTATCTAAGTTTCTGAATAAACATCTGTGAATCCCGCAATCCTAAATTCTTAATACGGTCTCTGAACCCTGACAAAAAGCCATCAATGCCTCTCTGGGTTAGATCAGGACCACCCCAACCATAGTCATCAAAGATCATAATACCACCGACTTTCAGCTTTCTAAAGCAAAGAACGGCATCTTCTAGAACATATTCTGGCTCATGATTGCCGTCGATGTAAATCATATCAAAAAAGTCGTCATCGAACTTGGGAACTTCAGTATTCGAATATCCTCTACGAATGACAATCTTTTCCTTTTGACCAGACCGTTCTATATTTCCTAAGAATGAGTCGTAGATATGAGGCTGTTGTCCCTTATATTCAGGATATTCATTGTAGTCTAGCCAAGGATCAACACAATAAAGCTTCGTATCCTTATGTGCACCATAGGTATTTGCTACAGAAAGTAAATTAGCTCCATAAAAAGCGCCTATTTCTAAATACTTTATGGGTCTATCTTTGAATTCGTTGAGATCCACATGAAGAAACCAATTATTAGCTAAGCGCCAATGTACTCCATTAAAATTAGTTAACATTCTAATTTTAATAACTTATAGTATCTTTAGGCAGGTGGTGGTACACGTGTCCATGGCTTTGCATCGTCATTTTCAGGCCATCCACGAGCCGTCATATCTCCAGGATATCCCTTCGCACGGAGCTGCGCCTCTTGGTTTACGAATAGAGGCATCTGTTCACGACCAAAGTAGTACATAGAACGTCCTGTGCTATCAGGCACGTCCGCTTCAGGGCGCAGTGTTGCGGGACCACCATTGAGCCAACGATAGGGAACAGCGTTATCATTGATCCATAAGCTTGTCTTCAGAGACGCATTACCTGCTTTCGCCTTGCATATGAACTCAACAAGTGGAGGCACAAACGTGGAACCAAGCCCCGTGTAGTAGCCTGCAGGTATTCCACGCAGTGTAATGTTGAACCGACCGTCCATCGATTCTACGGTCCCCTTATTAGGTGTGTTTTCAAAAGCGATTTCACGATTAGGGTAGGGTTGTCCACTTCCAGCAAAGCCTATTCCGCGTGTGACGGGTGCAGCAGCTATCCACGAGATTACAATAGGCTGGCCCTGTAAACCTGTCACTAATCCTTCTATGCTAACGGTGCCATCGGTTGGGTTACGACGGACAACAGCGTCAATTCCATTACCTTGACTGGGATGTTCCATTCTAAAGTCACAAATGATTTTTTAGGCCCTCGGAGCGCTATAAGGATGCGACTTGGCTCCGCCTGCAACAGCATTTTTGAGCGTCCACGATGTTTCGGGATCATTTAAGGCACACTGGGATGCTACGGTAGGGGCGTTACGAGGAAAGGTCTGCGGAATAGGAGGCATAACATCTGAAAGCGCCTGAGGGTTACCTGCAGCTGCTTCAGCGTTAGGCACGTAGATACGCCCAGTACCGATACCTTGGAAATTACCGGGTATAGTCTTGCATCCTTTCCATGTGCAGACACGCTTGTAAAGTTCGGGGACCATTGTATCCACACAGTTTATGCTTGTGTTCTTGCGGTTGTTCATGGCCCGTGCAGCAGCCATGAGCTCCTGGGCACCGTGAACCATACGATTACGGTACTCATTGTCACCGAAAGCCTGTGCAGCCGCCACAGAATAATGTAAGCAACGGGGACGGTAATCGGTCATAATGCGACCATCTTCCATACGGGCAGGAGAACCATGTGCAGCATAATGGGAGTCAATTGTTGTAAAACAGTGACCATCATTTGGTTGGACCGTACTAAATGCTAAGGATGACATCTCTTACCGTTTAGTGCTAAAATATGTTTCAATCTGATGATCCTTCAAAAGGCGCAATAGCGGGCTTCTCACGAAGAGCAGCAATTAAAACAGGCTTCTTCATGTTCGACGTTCCGGAAATACCACGCGCCTCGGCTAATCGACGGAGCTCTCTAATCGTCATCGACTCGAGAACGTTGCTTGTAACAATCTCCTTTACGTTACTACCAACACCACCAGGCTGTAATTCGGAGTCGATTGGCTCGGCCAGCTCATCGATGGATGTACCCTGCGCAGCCTCTGCCACCACCTCACGCTCTGGTTCGGGCTCCTTGAATTCAGCTGGAGCCGCTTCAGCACGCATAGTCTCAACGTCAGCACGTAGCTCTTCGTGAAGCAAGTCTTCATCGTCGCCCATTTCTGATCCTGGTGCTGGAGCATAGACTGCTGGAGGTACAAATCCATCCGGGACTTCCTCCTTGTTCTGTTGGGCACGCATTTCAAATACGATGTTGTTCAACAAGTTCAACTTGCGTAAAACAAACTGGTTCTGTGTCCAGAACCAATAGACAACGCCCAAGATTAGAATAGTCATACAGAGAGCAACATAGAACGTATCGCTCAGATTCATCTTCTGAAGGGCACGTGAATGTTATTTTTTCTGTTCAACCGCACCGGGTGAAAAAAGACCACGTTCTTCCAGAATTTCCAGTACACTACTCATCGCGCTAACTCCTTCACAGACCTTGTAAGTATACACTAGTTTTTTGTCTTCATTTACCCTCGCATCCATACACAGTTGCGACGCCTTCTTATCGAATTCTGTAGCAAGCTCATGATAATGGGTGCTAATTATGCTTACCACGTCTGGCTTTTCGTAAAGCTGGGAAAGGAATATACGGCTGGCCTTAATACCATCGTATGCATTCGTGCTATGAAAGATTTCGTCCATCATGACAAAGGTTAGGCCATCGTTCACGCTTAGGACAGACTTTGCAAAGTCAATCTCAGATTCAAAGGTCGATGTTTCGCCTAATGCTGGCGTGGGCGTTAGAGCAATACGAAAATGTTTAAAAGGGCTCAAGGTGAACTGCTTAGCCCAGGCAAATCCCCATGTTTGTGCCGTTAGTACAGCAAGTCCCAAGGCCTTACAATAAGTGCTCTTGCCGCCACGATTAGGCCCAGTTAGAACAGCATTCTTAGCCTTAAAATTGTTAGAGACACAGGAACCAACGACAGGATGCACGGCTCCAGAAATATCATAATGCAATGTCTTCACATAGTTTGGAAAGCAAATGTGATCTAGAGACGATATTGTAACTAGTACATCTAGCTCTGAATAAAACTCAACAACTTTTTTAAGATACGTTTTATCTTTGTAAAAATGCGCATAGGTTGCTACACCACCATACCCTTCAAGATATCCTACATGTTCAAGCACATCGTCCATCTGTTTTAAGAGAGGTGCCAACGCTACGCGTTTTTTCAAAGACAAATTCATGCATTTTGTTCGAATCTCAGAGATACCTTTCAAACTATCGATACATGCTTGGCCTTGGTCCTCAAGAGTAAACCAAATGTGACGAAGATGGATTGCAGGAGTGATTTGATTCCAAATACTGCTGATAAACGTCACAAGTGTTATTCCAATGAATAGACGTTCTAAAAGAAACCCTACAATATCATGTTCATTTCGAGATTTTAATACTACAGGTATTGTGATTTGCTGCATTAAGACTGCTCGCATTCGTTCAAGATATTCTTCGATTGAAACCTCTATTGAGGTCATTTTCAAAATAATAAAAGGTAATACTAATGCTACGAGAGGCATAAGTACAGCGATAAATGGCAACACTAATGTTTTCCATGTGATTAATCCGTTTAGAACGATAGGGCTTTGATTAAGAATTGACCCTACACTTTCAGATCCCCAAATAATTTGTTCTACATTTTCTTTTATGCGCACATCTTCATTCTGTAAAAGATCTGCTAGATGATCAACACGAATAGTTTTAAGCATTTTTCTCATATCATCTCTAAGCGTCGTCTCAGTGACCAATGCTAGCAAAGGCATTTGTCTACGTTTTAGAATATTCTTGTCTTGAATAGGATTTTTGAGCCTAGAAATAAATGTATCTTTTCCCCAAGAAGTTGAAAAGTGTAGGTTAGAACCTACACTTGCAATATCGAGGTCTTTCAAGATGGTGTTGGTTATAACCTCATCCTTATTACCCAAGGATGAGGTATCTGGTATCATCTATCTAGTGCCGATGTGACAAAAAATTGACAGGAAGCAAACGTGAACGATACGGCATCGGGCTGCTTTCTTTCCGCGTAATTTCATTCCTTTCAATATGTCTAGCCGTTCAGCAATGAGTTCCGGTCATTCGGCTTTGCCCGATATGCTGGAAAAGGCGTTGTCTCTTCGTGAGGGAAGTGTTCGATGCCCTCCTGATGTTGAGAGAGCATTGAATTCTATTCCCCACTTTCGTGTCGTCGCCCGTGTTTCCCAACCTCCTGTGTCTTCCGGTAGTCGATTTGGAAATCTCAATCATTCTAATCGTACGTCTTGGCGGCAGACAACTGAGGATGGATTTGAGACAGTTCCAAATACAGCTCGGCAGCGTCCTCGCATGCCGCAGCATCGGTCAAACTACGCTCCTTCTCCTTCTCCCTCTGGTGCCTCTCCTGAGGCACCAAGATCGGAGCCTACTGTTCCTAGGTTTACCAGCGCTTCGATTAAGGCCTCTGCAGAAGTCGAGGACCGTATGATGGCTCGTATCAAGGGAAAGATTAACAAGATTGGCTTTAGCACGTATGACGCAACAAAGGCGTTTATGCAGCAAATCCTAAGTGGTGACGAGACAGAGTTCCTCGATGAGTTTATGAAGTTTGTCTTTGAGAAGGCAGCGACGGAAGCTGCGTATTGTGCTCTGTATGCAAAGCTTCTTCACGAGCTCGCAGACGAGTTTGGTCATATTCGTGTAGTAATGAACCGTCTGTTTACGGACTATCTTGCTATCTTCACTGAGGTATCAACGCCACCCGAAGAGGGAACCAGTGTATATCGTGCCTTTGTTGAGGCGCAGGAACGTAAGAAGTTCAGGCGTGGATACAGTCAGTTTGTAGCTGAGCTTGTCAAGCTTGGCGAGGCCGATAAGGAGGCCTTCGGCGTTCTTGTTCAGCAGATTGTCGAGGTTCTTGAGACCCTCCATAAGTCAGCTGAGCACAATCTGCTTTGCGAGGAATATATTGATTGTTTGAACAATATGTGCACAAATGCATCGGCAGTTATGGTCTCTGCGTCTTGGTCAAAGGGTGTTCTCGATCGGATTACGGCACTTACGAAGATGCCAAAGTCTGAGGTCCCTGGACTTACAAATAAGGCCCGGTTTGCACTTATGGACTTGGTCGAATCTGCAGGTCGTGGTTGGAAGTAAAATTCTTCCCGATTTAAAAAAATTTTCATGCGTTCAACTAGAAACAATGTCAACCCGTCGTGCAAGCCGCAAGAACACACGCCGCAATCGCCGTCACGGTGGTGCCAGCTGCAATGGCACAGTCAGTATAAAGAATGCGATGGCGCGCAAGAACTGCCAATGGGAGCGTACAGCCAATGGCATGGCCAAGTTAGTGTCTAAGAACATGCTTAAGAACAACAACTACGGCTACACAGGCGGTCGCCGCAGCCGCCGTCACGGTGGTGCCAGCTGCAATGGCACAGTCAGTATAAAGAATGCGATGGCGCGCAAGAACTGCCAATGGGAGCGTACAGCCAATGGCATGGCCAAGTTAGTGTCTAAGAACATGCTTAAGA